GGTGGATAAGGTTGATGCAGGAAGGTGGGATATCAAGGAAGTATGCGAGAGAATCCTAAATCATGTCCAATTATACGACATACAAGTAATTGGAATAGAAAAAGGTTCTTTGATGAGAGCAGTGCTTCCGTATCTCACAGAGATGATGCTAAAACGAAATGTGTATCCTCGGATAGAAGAGATACGCATAGGCAACAAGAGCAAGGTTGATAGAGTTGTTGGTGCGCTACAGGGTAGGTTTGAACATAAACAGATAGAACTCTGTGATGGGGACTGGGTTCCTATGTTCAAAGATGAGTTATTAAACTTTCCTACCACTGGAGTCCATGATGATATGATCGATTCACTGAGTTTGATAGCACATATTGCTAATGCAGCAGTGTATTTTGAAGATTACAACGATGATTACGAACCCTTAGACATTATATCAGGATATTAAACATGGCTGAAGAATATAAAGAAGACGTATTTAACTCAGAAGAAGGCTATCAGGCTCAGAATGAAAAAGATCTGGTATCTTTCGTAGTTGACCACTGTGACAAGTGGAGAGACTGGAGAGATACTAATTATCAAACTAAATGGGACGAGTATGAAAGGATATATTATGGTATATGGGCTGCAGAAGATCGTACAAGGGATAGTGAGCGTAGTAAAATCATTAGTCCTGCCACCCGTCAAGCTGTTGATAACAGGGTTGCAGAAACTATGGAAGGCTTTGCAGGATCTGGTAAACTCTTTGAAATAAGTGATGATTCACTAGATCAAGATTCTGTTGATATAGAGGTAATGCAAGGATTATTGATAGAGGATACTCATAATAATGCTTATTTAAACAATGTTTCCTCTATTGTTAAACTTGCAGAGATCTACGGTACTGGCGTAGGTGAGATTTTAGTTAAAACTGAGCTAGATAGAGTACCTACTACTCAAAATATGCCTGAACAGGGCATAGCAGAGGTAGGTGTGACAGAAAGAGAGAAAGTTTCTGTTAAAATCAAGCCAATTAACCCTAGAAACCTATTGGTTGACCCAAATGCTGATTCTGTAGATGAATCACTAGGTGTAGGTGTTGAAGAATACGTCAGTTACCACCAAATCATCAGAGGTATTGCCTCTGGTGTGTATCGTGATGTAGATGTGTCACCTCAGTTTGATGATGAAGACCTAGAGGCTTCACAGATTGAGTCATCACACTACCAAGACGATAAGGTTAAAGTTATTCGATACTACGGGCTAGTTCCTAGAGAACTCTTAGAGGGATCTGGGGAAGTAGAACAGAGGGCAGAAGAACTCTTCCCAGATGATGAGGAGAAATCAAACTTAGCTGACCTTGTAGAAGCAGTTATTGTCATCGCTAATGATGGCGTACTGCTCAAGGCAGAGCGTTCTCCGTACATGATGGAAGACAGACCTATCGTCATATATCGACCAGAGGTGCGCCCAGGGAGGTTCTACGGAGTCGGTACTGTAGAGAAGGCTTACAATATGCAAAAAGCTATTGATGCCCAACTACGAAGCCATATGGACTCCCTAGCCCTAACCACTGCACCTATGATGGGTATAGATGCGACAAGATTGCCAAGAGGCATGAAGTTTGAAGTCAAACCTGGTAAAAACATACTGACTAATGGAAACCCTGCTGAAATCCTGCAACCGTTTAAGTTTGGATCTACAGATGCTTCAAACTATGAAACAGCCAAAGGTTTTGAAGCAATGCTGCTGCAAGCTACAGGCACACTAGACTCGGCAGAGTTGGTCAAGAGTGCAGCATCTACAGCAGGACAGAACAATGGTATGGGTATGTCACTAGCCATGTCTGCTATCGTCAAAAAGAACAAGGTGGCGATGGCATCGTTTCAGGATGACTTCATTATTCCTATGGTGAAGAAAGTTGCATACCGATATATGCAATTTGATCCAGAGCGATATCCAATGAAAGACTTTAAGTTTACTACTATGTCTTCTATTGGTGCTATAGCTAGAGAACATGAACAACAACAGTTGATTGGATTACTACAGACACTTGGACCTAACTCTCCAATTGTACCTCTAATCCTAAAGAGCATTGTCGCTACTTCTGGATTGTTGAACAAAGAACAGTTGATGGTTCAGTTAGACCAGATGTCTCAGCCTAATCCTGAAGCTCAACAGATGCAGATGCAAGCTCAACAGGCTCAGATGCAGTTCCTTGCTGCTCAGACTGCTGAACTCAATGCTAGAGCGCAAGAATCACTGGCTGATGCTCAAGAGGCACAAGCTAGAGCGCAGAAGCTGATGGTTGAAGCATCCTTAATGGAAGATAAGGTTAAGACTGACATGATTAGGAATCTGTCAGCTAACATTAAGGATGAAGATTCTAATGAGTTTGCTAAGAGAGCTAAGATTGCTGACATCCTCTTGAAAGAAAAAGACATAGAGTCTAAAGAGAGGATTGTTGACAAGCAGATGGTAGAAAAAAGAAGAATGACGCAATAAAATACTTGACAAACAAGTAATTTTATGGTATAATGCACTATTCTAACTTGATAGAGGACTCCATTTTGGATAAAGAACTCCAAGAGTATTATGAAGCAAGATTTGACATGATGTCAACTAAAGGATGGAAAGATTTAATAGTTGACATTGAAAAAATGATTGAAGAAAGAAATAACCTACTGGCTACTAAGAGTTTAGAAGAGCTAAACCTTAGGAAAGGTCAGTTAGATGTCCTTCATTGGGTCAGAACTCTAAAACAACTGTCTGAGGAGAGTTGGGAGCAACTGAACAATGAGCAAAAGGATATTTGAGTTTAGGTGTGGCGAAGGTCACACTATAGAAAAGTATATTGATGAAGAGGTAAACGCTGTAGAGTGTCCTTTTTGTCAATGTATGTCTCTGAGGATTATCTCAGCACCACGCATTGCGCTAGAGGGAGTCACTGGTGACTTTCCAACGGCTGCAGATGCCTGGGCTAGGAAACACGAAGAGGCAACAAGAATCGCTGAAAAACGCAGAACAGGCTGAAGCGTCCAGTGATATTTTTTATTCCTACAATCACATAGTGACAGGAGCGTTATGGCTAAATTTGAGGATCCGTTACAACAAGATTTAGATTTTACACCAGATGAAGTAGGAGAAGATGAAAATCCTACTGAAGAGCAAGAGGTAGAAGCACAGGCTCCTGAAGAGGAAAAACCTGTTCAAGAAGAACCTAATATACCAGATAAGTATCGTGGTAAGTCCATTGAGGATGTTATCAAGATGCACCAAGAGCTAGAAAAGCTCAATGGTAGACAGGCTCAAGAAGTTGGTGAACATCGAAAGTTTTTCGATGAAATGATGAAACGGGAACTTCTCAAAAGTAAAGCGGAAAGACAGCCTATTCAAGAAGAAGTTGAAGACCCTGATGACAAGTTCTTTAGGAGTCCAACAAAATCAATAGATGAATATATTTCTAATCATCCAACGATTAAGCAAGCACAAGAACAAGCCCTCTTATTGAAGGCTCAAACGATTCAACAACAGTTACAACAACAGCATCCTGACTATGTGCAAGTAGTACAAAACCCAGAGTTTCAACAATGGGTTAATGCTTCATCTGTTAGGCAAAGACTTTATAAAGAGGCAGATGATGGTTATGATATAGACGCTGCTTCTGAATTGATTAGTACCTGGAAAAGTCTTTCAGGAACTAAACAATCAGCACAGCCATCTATAACACCTGACTCACAACAAGCCAGAACTAAATCTTTGAAAGCTGCTGCGGTTGATACTGGTGCTTCTAGTGTTGGCTCTAAGAAAAGATACAGTCGTCAAGCACTTCAGGATCTTCTTAGAACAAACCCTGAAAAATACTATGCTAACGCAGACGAGATCCTACTAGCTTATGATGAGGGTCGAGTCTATTAACCGAAAGGAATAGAAATGGCACTTGGTACTAATCACGTCACCAAGACTACTGCGGATAAATTTATCCCAGAAATCTGGAGTGACGAAATCGTTGCAGCTTACAAGCAAAATCTTGTTGCTGCTAATCTCTTCTCTAAAATGTCTTTCAAAGGCAAGAAAGGCGATACGCTTCACATTCCGAAGCCTACTCGTGGTTCTGCTTCTGCAAAGTCAGCTTCTACTCAGGTAACGCTTATTGCTGCAACTGAGTCAGAAGTTCAAGTTCTTATCAACAAGCACTACGAGTACTCACGTTTGATCGAGGACATCGTAGAAACTCAAGCACTTAGCTCACTACGTCGTTTCTACACAGATGACGCTGGTTACGCTCTTGCTAAACAAGTTGATACAGACCTTATCCAGCTTGGTCGTGGTGTTAATGGTGCTACTGTTGGTACTAATGACTACGCTACTGCAGCTGCTTCAACCAACGCTTGGATCGGTTCAACTGGTGCAACGGCATACAACTCTTCATCTTCAAACGCTGCTGCGCTTGGTGATGCTGGTATCCGTCGTTCAATCCAGAGACTTGATGACAATGACGTTCCAATGACGGATCGTTTCCTTGTTATCCCACCTAATGTTCGCAACACTTTGATGGGTCTTAACAGATTCACAGAGCAGGCTTACACTGGTGAGGCAGCTGGTGGAAACGTTATCCGCAATGGTCAAGTTGGTGACGTATACGGTGTTAAGGTATATGTAACTACCAATGCTGATACTGGTGCTGGTAACTCAGCAACTGACCGTATCTGCTTGCTTGCTCATAAAGATGCTTTTGTTCTTGCTGAGCAAATGGGTGTACGTTCTCAGTCACAGTACAAGCAAGAGTACCTCGGAACTCTCTTCACTTCAGATATGCTCTATGGTGTTGCTGAGCTTCGTGACAGCTCTGCTGTTGCTCTAGCTGTTCCAGCCTAACTCTAGGCTATTGTAATACCTCCCCAGGCTTAACGGTCTGGGGAGTTTTCTTAGGAGAACTCAATGTGGTCTAAACCTCAATATACGGAAGTAAGATTTGGTTTTGAAGTAACAATGTATATTGCTACTAAGTAAGGAAGTAATATGGCTATATGGAGAGGTGCTGGAGGTCCGGGTGATGCAACCACTGATGCTGCTAATGAAGCATCTGTAGCGTCTACCAAAGCTGCTGAAGCTGCTGCGTCTGCTACTGCTGCTGCAGGATCAGCTACATCTGCTGCTAACTCAGCAACCAATGCTGCAAACTCTGCAACTGCTTCTGCATCGTCAGCTAGTAGTGCTTCTAGTTCTGCTACATCTGCATCTTCTTCTGCCTCTTCTGCTTCTACATCGGCTACTAACGCATCTACATCTGCTACTGCAGCGTCAACTGCTCAAGGTTACGCTGAAGAATGGGCTACTAAAGCTGAAGACAGTTTAATTAGTACTGCTGCAGGTGGTGATGGATCTACTGACTACTCATCTCTACATCACGCTGCTAAGTCTGCTGCTAGTGCATCTGCTGCAGCTAGTTCTGCTAGTGCTGCATCGAGTTCAGCTTCTGCTGCTGCTACCGCACAAACCAATGCAGAGACAGCAGAGACCAACGCTGAGACAGCACAGACTGCTGCTGAAGCTGCAAGGGACGCTGCTCTAGCTGCTCTTGATAACTTTGATGATAGATACTTAGGCGAGAAAGCTAGCGATCCAACACTTGATAATGATGGTGATGCGTTAGTTGCTGGTGCATTATATTTTAATACTACCTCAAACATAATGAAAGTCTACACAGGCTCTGCTTGGGTAGCTGCTTATGTTTCTGGTAATCTTGATCTTAATAATATTAATGATGTAACTATTACTTCTGTAGCTGATAACGAAGTATTGGCTTATGATAGTACATCAAGCAACTGGATTAATCAAACTGCTGCTGAAGCAGGACTAGTGGCAACTAGTGATATTGGCTCAACAGTACAAGCCTACGATGCTACGATTCTAGTTGACGCTGACATTGGCGTTAATGTTCAAGCATACTCTTCTGTTCTACAAAACACTACAGCTTCCTATACCACTGCTGAAGAAACTAAGTTAGCTGGTATTGAGACTGCTGCTGACGTAACAGATGCTACCAACGTAGCTGCTGCTGGTGCAGTAATGGATACAGACTTCTCGACTAATGGGTTGATGAAGCGTACTGGTGCTGGCACATACACGATTGTTACTG